TGGGATGTGTCTAGAGTTGGACCTATTAGTGATCCGGGTATTTACAAAATAGCAAAAGACTTTGGAGCGAATGTTTCAAAGGGTGATGTAAAAGTAAAACACGGAGAGCAAGAATCCAAATCCGATTCACCGTACTAATAACTTCCTAAGGAAGATAGGGGCCGGGGATGGGAGACTGGATCCGGCTCCGCAAAATAATTATGGAAGATTTTAGAAAGATATTTACAGGATTAGAGCGAGCACATGGTTGCACTTATGTGGACAAGAAGGGTGCCGATGGACTTAAAGTAAAAGGTAAGTCCTTTGTAAAGAGAGAACCAGTTACAGAAGAGCTCTGGAATAATCATTTAAATGGTATTGAACCTAGTTTAGGTATCATACCTATTGACGAAGAAAATAAATGTAGATGGGGTTGTATTGATGTAGATAAATATACTCTTGATCACAAAGAAATAATTCAAAAGATAAATACATACAAATTACCTTTGATGACATGTAGATCAAAGAGTGGTGGTGCACATATATTTTTATTTACAACAGAGTCTGTGCCTGCAAAACTAATGCGAGATAAATTAATTTCTGTGAGTGCTATACTTGGGTTTGGTAATGCTGAAGTTTTTCCTAAACAGATTGAATTAAAATCGCAAGATGATACAGGAAATTTCTTAAACTTACCATACTTTAATTGTAAAAATACAACAAGATATGCTTATGATACTACAGGCAAAGCTGTTACAATTTCAGATTTTTTACAAAACATAATAAAGATATCTCCAAAAGAATTACAGGACTTAAAAATACAAAGACCACCATCGGAATTTGATGATGGACCACCTTGTTTAGAATCTTTGACAAGAGAGAAACTAGAAGATGGTAGAGACAGGGTTTTATTTCAATACATGGTTTATGCTAAAAAGAAATGGCCCGAAGAATGGCGTAATAAATTAAGCACATTTAATCATAAATACTTTGCAACACCACTTACAGACGACATTATAGAAAGAAAAAAGAAAGATAATAAAGACTATGGTTTTAAATGCACAGAAGAACCCATGTGTAATCACTGTGATAAACAATTATGTAAGACAAGAAAGTTTGGTATTGGAACACAGCTATTGTTCCCACAACTTAGTGATTTACAAATAGTTAAATTAGATCCACCAATATATAGATTAAATGTAGATGGAGAAAGAGTAGAATTAAAATCAGAACAATTACAAGAACAAAGATTATTTGTTAGAGCATGTATGGATCAGATACATAAGTATCCTCCTAAACTAAAACCAAAAGACTACGATATTATGGTTACAGCTTTAATGGCTAACCCGGAGCTGGTAGAAGCTCCTGCAGGTGCATCAAAACTAGAACAGCTATCACAACACTTAGAGAACTATTGTACAAGTAGAACTGCAGAGGGTGCAACTAAAGAAGACATGGAGTCAGGTAACGTTTGGAATAAGAGTGGGTATCATCATTTTATATTTGGTGAGTTCTTTCACAAATTTTTACACAGACACAAGTGGACAGAGAAGTATGATGTTACAAATTTTTTACTTACAGAACATTGTAATTGTGAGGTTTCAAGAATGACAGTAGGTAAGAAAAAGATATCGGTTATAAAGTTAAAAGAATTTGAGAGAGAAGATATGAAGATAAAAGAAAGAGTGTTTAAGAAGGAGGATGCATTTTGAAAACTATTGTATTGGGTCCACCTGGCACAGGTAAGACCACAACATTACTTAATGAAGTAGATAAGTATTTAAAACAAACTGATCCCGATAAGATTGGTTACTTTTCTTTTACACAAAAAGCTGCATACGAAGCTAGAGACAGAGCTATGTCCAAGTTTAATTTTAGTGAGGATGACCTACCATATTTCAGAACACTACACTCATTAGCATTTAGAAGATTGGGTATAAAAAAAGATGATGTGATGCAGAAGAGACACTACGAAGATCTAGGTAGAAAAATGCACTTAATATTAGACTATCATGAGTATGATAACGAACACTCTGGTTTGTTTACAACTAAAAGTGATTTGTTACGTATCGTGCAGATTGCAAGACTACGAGGTATTACACCAGAGCAGCAATACAATTTAAAAGAACATACACAAGATATAAAAGTAAAAGACTTAAAACAATTTGTATCTGATTTAGCACAATACAAAAAAGATTATAATTTAATTGATTTTACGGACATGATTACAGAGTTTGTTAAGATGGATAGATCTCCAAGATTTGACGTAGTATTTATAGATGAAGCACAAGACTTATCACAAACACAATGGGGTATGGCAAAATCTATATGGGATAAGACACAAGATACATATATTGCAGGTGATGATGACCAAGCTATATTTAGATGGGCTGGCGCAGACGTAGATAGTTTTATTGCACAAAAGGGTAAGGTGATGCAACTGACACAGTCATACCGAATACCACAGGTAGTTCACGATGTTGCTTCAAAGATAGTAAATAAAATACAACATAGATTACCAAAAGAGTGGAGACCAAAAACGCAAAGAGGTTTACTTTCATATTATGATGACTTTGAACAGGTTAACATGAAACAAGGTAATTGGCTAGTGCTAGCTAGAACTAGATTTATGTTAAATGACATTGAAGAAAAGTTGTACTCTCAAGGATTGTATTACGAGAACAAATTTAAAACAAATAAAGAACATGACTTGTACAAAGCTATAAACGATTGGGAGAATGTGCGTAAAGGTGTGAGTATAAATTACAATCAACTCGTTAGGATTGCTGCCTACATGTCAGAAACTAATTTTCAAAAACAATCTTTAAAATATATGGACAAGGATGGACAATATAAAATGTCTGGACTGAAAGAAAGAATGTGGTTGAAGACAGATAAAGTTTGGTATGAAGCTTTTGATAGTGCGCCACAAAAGAAAATAAGATATATAAGAAGGATGAGGGAGAATGGTGAGAAATTAAATTCTACTCCACGTATTATTTTATCAACAATACACGGAGTAAAAGGTGGTGAGCAGGATAACGTAGTTCTCCTGACAGATCTATCAAGAAACACAATGAGAAACTACGAACTCAATCCTGATGATGAAAATAGATTGTTCTATGTTGGTGCAACTAGAACTAAAACTCATTTACATATCATCAGACCAAAAGATAACTATAAAGGATATAAAATATGAAAACAGAACAGGCATTACAACTAGCAAAAGAATTAATTGCTGGACCTAGGGCAAAGACCTATGGTGATAAAATACAAAACCATTGCAACATAGCAAAGTTATGGACAGCATATTTAGATAAAGAGATAACAGCACACGATGCTGCTGTAATGATGGCTTTATTAAAAGTTGCTAGAACTAAATTTGGTCAACCAACAGAAGACACTTACGTTGATGCTGCTGCATACATGGCAATAGCTGGAGAATGTAAACACGACAATGAAGAATCTTGGGTAAAAGGCCACAAAAAATGGAAGAAACAAAATGCAGATACCAATCTTTAAACCACAGACAGAGTGGATACCACCAACAGACTTTCCTGATTTAGGTAAGTATGATGAGATTGCTATCGACTTAGAAACAAAAGACCCTAACTTAAATAAAAGAATGGGGTCTGGTTCTGTTGTAGGTGAAGGAGATGTTGTAGGTATATCATTAGCAACACACGATTGGTGTGCATACTATCCTATCGCGCACGAAGGTGGTGGTAACATGGATCGTAAGATGGTTCTAAAATGGTTACAGGACCAACTAAATACACCGGCTACAAAAATATTTCACAATGCAATGTATGACGTGTGTTGGTTAAGAGCATTGGGTTTAAAAATAAACGGGACGATTGTAGATACAATGATAGCTGCATCTTTAGTTGATGAGAATAGATTTAGATATGATTTAAATGGTTGTGGTAGAGATTACGTTGGTAAAGGTAAAGATGAATCACAACTCTATGAAGCTGCAAAGTCTTGGGGTGTAGATGCTAAAGCAGAGATGTATAAGCTGCCGGCTATGTACGTTGGGGCTTACGCTGAACGTGACGCCCAACTGACATTGGAGCTATGGCAGGAGTTTAAAAAAGAAATAATGCACCAAGATATTGGAAACATTTTTGAAATGGAAACTAAACTATTTCCTGTTCTTGTTGATATGAGATTTTTAGGAGTGCGTGTAGATGTAGAGAGAGCTGCTAAAGAAAAAAGAAACATGGTTGAAGAAGAGAATAGATTGTTGGGTGGTATCTATGCCGAAACAAAAGAAGAAGTACAAATATGGGCCGCAAGATCTATTGCTAAAGTGTTTGATAAATTAGGTTTACCTTATGACAGGACAGAGAAAACAGGTGCA